TTTTCTATCTCAACTAACCAAGCATCATTAGCTATCTCTCCATAATGATTCTCTGCTTTACCAACATACTCTAAAAGTTCATTATCAATCATATAATACAGAGTATCCCATGTTAAACGTGTCCTAAGACCATTAGTAATGGTTTCTCTTGCCGATTCATCCAATTCATCCTCCAAATCTAAAACATTTACTCTAATGTTTACAAGATCAGTAAGATTAATGGTAATTCTGACATCATTATCAATTGTTTCCATTTTGCCCTCCTTTTTTGTTCCAATCAATCTGGATCTTTTTGATCTCATTCATATCTGGGTAAGGAATTGGACTGAACTTCCCAAAGCGAAAGTTATGATCCTTGATAATTTCCTTATACAGATCTGGGTATTCAGACTCAGGGTAAGTGTTCATTAGAAGTACCTCATTTCTAGGGTGGAAAAGGCAGCAAAGGTAAGGCGAACTCCCCAGTGCATTGCCCAAAAAAAGGATAGGAGAAAAATTAATTTCTCCCTCCCTGTCATTTCTTTTGACATATTATCTCATGTATAAGTAACCACCTGCCCACCCAGTATAGGCAGGAGTATGTAACTTAGCACGATCATTTATGATCCTTAGATCAAATCTAACGTGCTTTGCTGGTGAATTGTAAGAAGCAGGTTTGTAAACTTCACCTGTTTTCTTATCAACGAAAGCATGAACACTTGATTCTCTATATTCATTTATATCACGATATGTGTCATACTCATGTTGCATAATTTTATAATACTTTCTGCCATTCTTTATAACAAATTTCGTGCCTTTCCATGTGCCATTCTCTACACTTTCCAACTGTTTTCTGGAATAGTCAGAATCACCAACTTGATACATTCTTATTGAATGTTGCTTATAATTCTCAGTCAAAGAATCACATAGTCCTTCTGTCCACTCCAATACTCTCTCTTCAAGTGTTGTCTCAACTGGTGTTGCAGTCATTGAAATGCTCCCTTGATTGTTTACTCTTATATTATAGCAGTAAAAAACCCCCAATTAAGGGGGTTTGTACCACTTATTGAACTGTCTTACAGATCAGTGCCTCCTGTTTCAACTACTGATACTATGTCTTCTAGGACTGCTAGGATTTCATTCCCAGTTTCAGCGTTGTCAAGAAGGAATTCAGCGAAAGTTTGTGACATGATAATGGTGGTTGTCAGTTTACATTGGTGGTAGTTTCCTATCGCCTCTAATCCTGAAGCTACCAAAGGGGATTAGAGCAGTTGAGAGGTTCGATTTAAAGACGAATAGTGAACGTCACCCTTGCCTCAACTCATATAGTATAGCAGTTTTGTAGGGGATCTGCCAACCCCATGTGACAGTTCTTAACCTGCCACAATCGCTAGGGGTATATCCATTGGAACTACGTTAGTCTGAAGAACCTCTGTGAAATCCTCATTGTACTTCTGATCTACAGCATAGCACTCCCACTCATGGTCTAATGTGAAGATGTAAACGTACTCTGCATCATTAGCAGGGTTTTCCACATAATCATCAAAGTTTAGATCCAAACGTGGTTCTGTGTTATCTCCTCTATCATTATAATACTGAACATGGTTCTCAACCTTTTCAAGATTCCAATTAGTATCAGAATCACAGCATGAAATGTCTCCACCATCAAGTAATTCAGCAACCTTCTCTCTTGTGTTAAACTTTTCTCTTAGAGTAACACCTAACCACTGTGGATAACCATCCCAGTGATGATAAACTGATAGAATAGCATCATCAGCAAGTTGTAATCCAATCCTTGAACGAGTTGCCATTTAAAAAAAGAATAATAGGTGAGAGAAACAAAAACAGGCGAATTACCTCAGTATTTTTTACCTCACATCATGTCTCTGCTTCTAAGTCAGAGTAGTGAGTAACCTGCTTTGTTTCCCATGTACCTAATATAACAGATCTTGGAGTGGATTCAACACCTCTTGTGACACTTCATCAACTGACACATGATCTTGTATCCATTTCTCTGCCATCATATAATACTCTGCATTGGATTCTATACCAATATAGTGTCTATTGGTGTTAATACACGCTATACAGGCACTACCACTGCCCATACAGTTGTCTAGGATCGTATCATACTCATTAGAATAGGTCTTAATGAAGTACTCTATCATTTCCACTGGTTTCTGTGTAGGATGGAACTTCAAAGGATTATCATTGTTAATCACAGGGAACTTCTGAACTGATCTAGGGTAACGATCAGTGGTAGTACCATCATTACCAAAGGTTTCAGTTAAATGATTGTAGTTTCTCTTAACCTTTGGCTCTGGTATATCCTTACGTGGTTTAACCGCACCAAATGGTTTATGTCCTGTGGTCTTCTGTGGATTATATGTTGGTAACCTACGATAAAATATGAGTACATTCTCATGTGCCTTCATTGGCATCTTCTTGGCGTTTAAATGCCCTGTTGCCTTATTCTTCTCCCATATCCACTCATATCTAAATTGATTAGGATTTGATACAATTAATTGAGAAGTAAAAGGTTGTTGTGATGTTAAAACTACCGCACCATTCTCTTTAACAACTCTATTATATGCTGACCACAATTCATCAAATGGTATGACACTATCCCATTTATTCTGGGTAGTTCCATAAGGTAAATCACACCATACCATATCAATAGAATTGTCAGGCAGATCTTCCATCACTGAAAGACAATCACCTAGAAGGATAGAATTATCCATTATACATATAGGTTTTCTACTATTATAGCATTAAATTCATCTTTTGTCTTCTTACTTCTAAGATCACCAATGTCAAAGAATATATCCTTTAATTCAACAAGATCACCATACTGTTGTCTTAATACACCATCTATCTTAGTGCGATTCTTAGCAGATATAACATCATCAAATCCACCAACTGTTCCATCTTTCTTAAATCTTGGTGCTACTCTTGGTAATACACTAACAAATATAATCTTCTCTAATTCTATATCAGGTGCATACGCTAATCGTGCTGCTTCACCAATAGTTGTGTTAGCATAGTTCTTAATATTCTTATTAACATTACTGTTCATAGCCTTAGCAAGGATACAAACTTTCAAATTACCATCTACATCAAATCCTGCAATATCAATATCAAATGTACCTCCAAAGGCATCAACAGGTAATTTATATTCAAATTTCCAATCTAAACCCTTCAAACCTCCTGTACAACTCCATTGTGGATTCTGTATTAGAACTTCTCTCAATAAAACTTCATGTAGATCATCAGTGCGTTTGGATGATCTCACATTTTGGAATGATGTTTCTAGGAAATCAACCAATGACATAGTTTTTTATCTGACTGTAAACATTATAAAGGATCTCCCACCGAAATAGGAGATCCATGTGCAACTTGTTAAACTGTCCTATTCGTCGTACACTCTACACTCAAATGCGTCAGGATGATTATCACAGTAAATTTCTAAGTTTTTATCTGTGTGTCTAGTATGATAGTCATTAATAGCACCATCATTCTTATCAATTACATCATCCTTGTGATACCCTTCATAGTTAGCATGAACATCTTTCAGATCTGCTTCGCTGTACTCCAACATTCCATGATTAACATGTTCCTTATGATCCTTTGGATCAATATAAACTTCATGGTCTAGGTCGTGTTTAATTGTCATAATTAAAATGTACTAATCAATTGTATTTATTATTAGGATACAGTTTGCAACTCTCTAAGTGGTTTCATCCTAACAAACTGTTCATTCATATTATAATACAGTTTGTAGTTCTCGGTTGTCACATAATGACCTTTAATGTCGCCATCCTCACAATGCCAACCATAACCTTTCACTCGTTCACCTACACCATCTATTCTAAACTTTTTGTCTGGGTTTGTTAGATAGCTTTGGTATCGTTCGTCTAAGTTAATCATCGCTTTAAGGAAGTGTGAGGATACTATAACATTAGTTATATGACTTATCTATAAATTTAATATTCTTTTTATAGTGTCGTTACTCTTCTTCATTATGTAGAAAAGATGAATCTAACTTAAAATCAATTCCCTTTTCATGCCAAAACTTCATCCATTCCTTTGGAGAGTTAGTAACATCCTTAAATGCAAGTACATTTTTAGGCAAATTCCTCTTATAACTCAATAAGTCAAGAACCTCTTGTGCATCTTTGGCACATTTCTGATGATAAATCACTTTTCTATGAATTGTATGAACAATACAATCATAAACCTCTTCTGGGGATGCCTCAGACTCTAAGGCATCTTCCAACCATTCCTGTAAGTTGTTGAGTGAATAATTTTCACTTGCCATTTTGGTCTTGTCTAATTGCTTCCTGTATGATACACTGAATTTCCCTGCTTGT